TCAAACGTATCCTTATAGAATTTGGTTGAGGATAATTTTGAGAAACTATCGAATAATCTCTTAAAATCAAACATTGAATCTGATTTTAAGCAAGAATATAAAATACAAATTATTTTAATCTTTTTAATGAAGATCGTATTTCTGGACACCCTCTAAAATAATCAGATACTACATTGATAGATATGACTCAAAATGATTTACTGGAAAGAATAGTAAATCACTTTTGAATTTTTACCAATGTTGTATTTCTGGACACCCTCTAAGTAATCAATTATTTCATAAATAATGAAATTGAATATTAGGATCATTTTAACACAATATTTTTCTTGAATTGATCGTGTCTATGGTGATGAGCAGATCGTTTATTATTCAGGTGTGGCCCAGGAATAGGTTTTAATTTATCAACTGATAGGATCATTGATTGATCATATGTATCCCAAACGAATTCTTCACTGTATAAACTTTGATCAAAATATAAATCCTTTGGTAAGGGATTTAGTGCACTATATGGGGAACTTGATTGTATTTCAACACCATTGGCAATATAGCTGCCGTCGTGATCAAATTGGAGATCATAGAGGTATGTAATGTTGTTTTTCTTGATCCTTGAGACACCGATGAAATCTCTGAAACACCATGCAGGTCGTCTAACATTATTGTAAATGAGTGGGTGATTGCTTGTGATTGTTAAATCTTTCTTTGGTAGACCAAATCCAAGACTATTTACACAAAAAACGATAACATCTATAATGGCAGCATTTGCCACCTGTGTTTCACATAATCTAGCAACCATGTGTCCTGGTGAGACCATATCACCACGTTGAATATCTTGTATTGGTTTAAATGAACCATCCATCATTGAGATCAGTGTATCACGTACCACACAAGGCACGGTCGAAAGCGTAACACTCATTTGAACCACAATACCAGCGGGTGTTTGACCACTGGCTGTGGCTGTATTAGTGACAACAAATGCTTCATAATCTGCACTGGTGATAGTATAATCAGAGACTATGGTATAATTAGTCGACGGTGCAAATGTAAATGGAAAAGTTAGGTCATAACCTAATTTTTCGTCAACCAATTTAACTGTATTTAGTGTTGAGTTACCATTATTGATAATTTTAAGCTTGTATCGGATAATACCTCCAATAAAATCGTCGATCGATATGGCAGTTTTGGAGAGATAAATAGACCCTGTTTCAATCATAAGGGGGCTGGTGACAGTAGATTCATCTGATACTTCTTGTAAGGTAGGAGTTAACCCAGTAACATACGCAGTATTTGTCACATAATGTTTGGCAAAATCATTATCAGTTAAAGTATATTCCCCATTTTTTGTGTATTGACTATGCGATTGTAACATTACCGTTACATCAATGTCAAGTAATTGATCAATTAATCTGACATTCTGAAGTGTGACATTACCGTTATTAGTAACAACTATTGTATACCTAATTACATCACCTACTGTTGTACCGACATATGTGGCAACCATTGTGACATTAATTGATGGTCCATCAACATATAATACGGTGGTTATCGTTGCCTCATCTGATACTTGACGACTGAATTTATCTGTACCAATGATGATCGCCGTATTGGTGACGAAGCCGCGGTCAATATCATTTTGTGTGATTATATGAATTCCTGTGAAATAAATGGGAACAAATGATTCCATAACTCCGATTGATTCACTAATATCTGCAGTAACATCGCTCAATGTTGCATTATATAATATCAAATTACCGCTGTTTGTAACAGTCAAACTGTAGTCGATCGAGCCACCCACAAATGATTGTACTGAAGTGGTTTTCTTCGTGATATTGACAGATAAAATTTGAGAAATCTCTATGGTTAATGTCTTATATGATGTTATACTGATGTTTAAATATAATCCGGATGCCGTTGCATTACTATTAACAGATCCAAAATCGATGTCAGATTGTGTCACAGTATAAATGTATGTTTTCGTAGTAGATGCGCCGGACGCCATCGTGCCAATACTCATGATGTTGCCATAACTATCGGTAATCTTTACTTGATTTAAAGTGTAATGCCCGGTATTTGTTACCTTGTATGTATATTTAATTTCTGAACCTACCATGACGATGCCGAGTGTTGTAAAGTCTCCACTATAATCTAATGTAATTTGTGGGGGAATTCCCAATGAAACTGTCGTATCTTTCTGGCCAGTTGCACCACCAACAGGTGATTGACCGATGGCTGTTGCTACACTGTAAATGTAACCAGTAATAATGTCATTAGCCACGACGGTATATGACGATTTAACTGTTTTTGATTTGGTTTGTTTTAAATCACCAATGGGCGGGACCGTTATGCCGAGAGAATCATAGATAAGTATACCAGTTAATGGTGTGTTACCTGTATTTGTGACGGTATAAGTGTAATATACACGGAGTCCGACACTCACTCTACCAGTGTATTGACCCTTATAAACAACGATTGTTAGTTCAGATACCTGTTCGATGACAAATTCCGTGTCTAATTTCGATGAGACGGGTGTTCCCAAAAATTTTCCAGAAGCTGTCGCCGTACTTTTAACTGATCCATAATCAATATCGTTTTGTGTGACCATATAATGACCAGTTTTTGTGATGGTTTGATATTTCAAAATGTCCCCGACTGTGATTGAATTACCCAATGTATCAGTAATCAAGAGGCTGTTGATGGTATACCCTCCAGTATTTCTCACAACATATGTGTATGTTATAATTGAACCCGCGCGTACAATACCAGCAGGTACAACACCTGAGTATTGATCAAGACTGAGATTGACGGGATCACCAATGGTGACAGTTGTTGAGTTGCTTGCAGTAACATTTGAGCCGCTCGGTGTCGTACCTACAGTAGTTGCATTACTACTCACATATCCAGCGATCATTTCATCAACAGTAATGGGATAACCAGATTCATCGGTCTGTGTATTTGTTTGTACGGGAATTAGAGTTCCGAATGAATAACTATTCCCTAAATCATCATTTGCATGTACATTACTTAGTGTAACATTACCTTTATTAGTAACACCAAATGTGTATTTAATAATCGTACCAACATATGGGATTGGATCTTGAATTGTACCATAGTATGTAATTAATCCGATTTCTGCATATTTAACAATATCGACTGATCCAGTTAACGAAGAAGATACGGTTATTGAAGAATATGTACCGTATGCAGTACCTATACTATTGATGACTCCATTATCTATGTCAGATTGTTTTGCCGAATAAGTACCAGAGACCGTTGAACGGTCTCCAACGGCTAAGTTTCCGATGGATATGGTTAATTGTGGTAATAAATTATCAGCGACATAAACATTGATCAGCGGGAAAGATCCAGAATTATATACACGAAAAGTATATGTTATTTGACTGCCAGCCACAACGATACCTGTAGGAGTAACACCATCATATTTCTCAAGACTAATATTAATATGTCCAAGCGTAACTACTGTGGTACTTGCATCTGATGGTACTCCAATCATTGTGGTACCGACAACTGTTGCTGTACTTGAGAGAGTACCAGCAATTAAATCTTCAGTAGTGATAGCGTATGTATATGTGCCATCGGCAGTATTATTTGGTGATATAGTACCAAGGGTTTGAGATGGTGTACCCAATGTATCAGTCAACGTTACATTATTTAGAATTAAATTGCCGGAATTATATACTTGATATGAAAAGATGATAAAAGCTCCAATTTCCACAGGAGTTGGCGGTACACCAAAATAACTTTGAATAGTAATCGTTGATACTTGTATGATTGGAACAATCAAATACTGTTCGCCAGTTGCGGTTACAGTAGAATATGTACCATACACTGTACCTGTACTTGAGATGCCGCCAGCATCAATTTCTGCTTGTGTCACGTACCTTATGGCAGTCGCTGATTTAGTCTCCCCTACGGACAGAATCCCGTCTCCAACAGGGATTGGGACAACTGGAGAAACTAAATCATCGATTACATACACATTCAGGAGGGGAAAATTACCTGTATTTGTGACATTAAATGTATAAGTTACCATATCTCCAACCATTACCCTCCCTAATGGATTATCAGTGATAACACCAGAATAACTGGTTATGTCAATTGACACCTTACCAATATTTATAGTTGATGTCGCTGAACCTGATCGAACACCCAGTAATGTGTTACCAGCGACTGTGGCAATACATGTCACATATCCGTTGAGTAGGTCTGGTTCGGTTATGTTATAATTGTATGATCCGTAGACATCAGTATCGGGTGTACCTGTATTTGGATCAATATTTCCAATAGTGATACTTTGACCATGAGTATCAGTTAATTGTACTGTATTTAATACTAAATTACCTGCATTACCGACTTGATAATCATATGTAATTAGTGAGCCAAGAGAAATTGGTAAGATGACTGTACCGTTGTATACGATAAATATGCCTGCAAATTGAATAATGATAAGATCATCCCCCAATGATGAAGTTACTGTTTTAGACGTAGGATAACCAATTGGCACATAAGTACCAATGGCTGTGCCAGTAGTACCAATATACCCTGAATTGATGTCTGATTGTTGCACAACATAAGCCCCTGTTGCACCACCTGTTGCACCAACTGGCATATCAGGCATTGCAATTGGTGTGATTAATCCATTGTATACTCCAACACTTGTTAAATCAAGATCACCTGTATTCTCAACATTGAAAGAATAAATAGCCAATGTTTTATTTGGTAGAACAAGTGGATCTGTTACGACACTACCATATGATTCAAGTGTAATAAGTGGTATTTGAATGACATTTGTTGTTGAAAGCTGTATGGCATGACTATCGATTGAACTGTCTCCTGTAATAGTTGCAGTATTGTCAATGTGTCTTTGATTTATGTCAGTTTGTGCAATTGGATGACTATATGTACCGGTTGCACCAGTGTAACCTGGTATAAGATTTTGCATAGTAAATGTAACACCATGTGCATCTGAAAGGTACATATTTGTTAAAACTAAATTACCTGTGTTTTTAATGTAATATGTGTAGTCAACCAGAGTACCAACTTCGACAAATGGGCTGGTAATGATTCCACTGTATGAATTGAACGTTAAACCCGATACCTGTGTGATAGGTACGTAACTTGTTGCACCATCATAAACTGATCCAGTCCACCCACCTGTGAGACCAGTTGGACCAGTTGGACCAGTTGGACCAGTTAATCCTGTTAGGCCAGTGGGACAGCTTGAACTCAAACAACAACCAGAAGGACCAGTATCACCTGTTGAGTATATATATCCAGTCGGACCGGTACCGTATGTCGCACCAGTTGGACATTGGCAACCAGTAGGTCCGGTTGTCCCTGTTGGACAGTAACATCCGGTTGGTCCAGTTCCGGCATATTCTACTGGTCCAGTATATGAACTTGTGTATATGCCACTAAGCGTTGCAATACCAGTGGGTCCAAGTTGATCAATATCTCCTTGAGTGATTGTGTGATACCCAGATATTGTACCGGTCTCACCCACCGGTAATGATCCATAATGTAGTGTAGGAGTATCTAAAAGACCATCGCTGACGACGACATTTGTTAAATCATAATCTCCAATATTTTGGAACAGGTATGAATACTCAATTACTCGACCGGGTAACACAGGATCAATTGGATAAGGAGGAACATTATCCCCAGTCACAACACCTTGGTATGTTTCCAATTTAAGTTCTGGTGTTGCTATTTCAATATGAATATATTGACATGCTGAACGGTTACCGAGAACAGAGGTGCCACTAACGGTTGCCATATTATTGATATATTCACGATTAACATCTCCTTGCGTAATCTCATAATTATATGTACCTAATTGGGGTGGATAACAAGTACACGGAGGTAACAGGTTGAAGCATATATCATGTCCTGGAATCGTTATTGAGAAAACGACATTATTTAAATTAACATTGCCTGTATTTCTGATACGATAGGTGTATGTAATAATAGTACCTACATGTGGGACAAATGTGTTCACTATACCATTAAATTTCAAACAGAAACTGGCATATCTGTCGATGGTTTGATCTAACTGAATTGAAGATGTGACACTTGGTGACGCTACAGTGTGTGCAGTACCAGCCCCTGTATTATTCACGAATCCTGCTTCAATATCAGTTTGTTGGATAACATAGTCAAACGTTGTTGGAACTGTGGGATAGTAGTTATTGGGCAAGAGTTGTGTGGTACTGTCGGTATAATAAGTTAGAGTATCAGTAAAAGAGAGATTGGATAAGATAATGTTGCCAGTGTTTTGGATTTGATATGTATAAGTAATATGATTACCAGCATAAAGTGGAGGTATAGCAGAAATAGTCTTCGTGAAAATTAGTGTCATATCAGATACTTGTGTTATTGAATGTGTATCTGATTTGGTTACAGATTGGAAATCTACCCCACTATATGTGCCATGAGCAGTTGCTTGGGATGTAATAGATCCTGTCTCAATGTCGGATTGTTGAATCACATAGGTTCCGTAAACTGTTATTGTTGCATCAACTGCGAAGGGATCCGGTAATAAAATTGTACCGGCATGATCATCGTAAATATATGTATTCATAAGAATATATGACCCTGTATTTTTGACAGTATATGTATAATTGACAATATCATCCTTTTGTATAACATCTGGTGGCATAGTGACAGTGTATGTTGTAATAGTGATATCAGCTGTAATAATGGACGTTGTTTGTGTTATGCTCTGTGAATATGTTTCACTCGAAATCTTTCCACTAATTGTGGCCGTATTGACCACTTGTTTAGCCACGATATCATCATGAGTAATTGCATATGTATATGTTTGGGCTGGGATTGGGAAAACAGTTGGACCACCAGCTGGCAAACTTGCTGGTAAGTCTGGATCTTGTATTAATTGACCATGTGTATCAGTCAATTGGATTGAAGATAAATCGACATTACTTGTATATTGCATCTGATATGTGTAAGTAATAAGCGATCCAATCACTGGATATGGGGGTGGAGTTGGCAAAGTACCAGTATATGTGATAAAAGTAAATGTCACTAAACGCGCAATGGTGATCGTATAGGTATTGGAAGAATTGGCTGTCACAGTTGAATATACGCCGTGAGCTGTGGCATTACTCGTGATGTAACCATTATCTAGATCGCTTTGAGTTGCGGTGTGGGTTGCAGTCACATTTTCTGTTGCCCCAACATTCACAGTACCTACTGGTATTGGGTTAGGTGTAACATTCAGGAGATCATCAATTGTAGAGGTTACAATAAAATCACCTGTATTCTGGACATCATATGAAATAGTGACAATCGATCCCACATTAATTGGACTTGGTAGTGCTGGCTGTGGGGAATGATAGGTGAGAGCAATTGCAACTTTACCCAATGTTACTTTGACATATTTACTTGCAGTCACTGTACCTATACTTGAAGTACCGTTGATTGACGCAGTACTTTCAACATATCCTGTTAATAGATCATTGGCCGTAATCGTGTACAGATATGGTGTATACAATGCGACTGGTCCATACGAAGTAGGTGCCACTAGTGTTCCAATAGTGAAATTATTTGGTATTGGTAATGTATCTGTAAAATGAATATTGTTAACAGTCAAATTGCCACTTAAATCGAAGGCATAACCGAATGTGACTTGGTTACCGGGAATAATCGTTCCTGGGGGTGTCCCAGTGTAGCTCGTAAATGCTGCAGATATTACTCGAACAGTTGATGTATTGACTGTTACCGTTGTGGGTCCTGAGATAAGACCATTGTTATATCCACTTGTTGACCCAATATTGGACACAGATCCGGCATCAATGTCAGTTTGAGAAATAGTATAAGTATATGTTGTCAATGATGTGACTTCACCATTGAGTAATGTGCCCGGGGTGACTCCGATTTGGTCAATGCGACCAGTTTTTGTATCTGTAAACACTGAATTAATTAATGTTATATTACCAGTATTGGTAACTTGATAACTATATGTAATTTGAGATGCAGGAGTATGTGGTGGTGCAGTAATAACACCCGTAAAAGTCAGAGCAATTATACGCTCAATATTTAAAAGCAAATGATCTGAGACACTGCGTGCAACAAAGCTACCCACAGTTGAGAAACCATCAGCTTGAGAGTAACTATCAATATAGTTTCTATCCAGATCAACTTGGGTGATATTATATGTGCGATATTCGGGTGGAGATGGTTTATAAGAGCTTGGATTTATATCACCAATGTTAACTGTTGTCAATATGGGTATATAGATGTCTAACTGGACATTATGTAGAGTATATACACCATCAATATTTCTGATTTGGTAATAGAATCTTGCTTCTGTACCGACATTCGTTCTTACAACCGGGATGATGCCATAATAAACTGAAATAACCATCGGTTGATATGTATCGGTTACTCTGAATATTACTATATCTTGACCACCACTGTTAGTTCCCCCGCTAACTTGACCAAGAGTTGTAAATACCCCAAAAATATGTCCAAATCCATCGACTACAATACTTTGTGAGCGGGCAAATGTTGTGTCAACTTGTGGTGTATTAATCGAATTCACTTGGAATGTGTACAAACAATTCCCATTGGGATCAAATTTAGCTATGACGATATCATCCAAACCTGTGTTTGTTTGACCAGCAACTGTGCCAGTTGTCGTATAGGAGATGAAAAAAAACCCAAATTGATCCACAGTTATAGATGGAGATGTTTCATCTGAAATAGTATTAAAAGTTGCTGTTTGAGATACCCATAATAATTTACCTGAAGAATCCAGTTTAAAAACAACTATATCTTTTCCTCCAGTATTAACCTGTCCACTAGCTGTCCCACCATCACTGGTGTATACACCATAAACATTTTCATTGTTATCAAATCCGATGGAGGGGGCCGTATCATCTGCTATGGTACCAATTACTACTGCTGGCTTCCATATCTCAACTATCCCATTTGATACCTTAAATTTCCGAACAACGATATTGTATGTACCACTAGCACCAGTTGATGAAAAAGCATGTGCAAGATAAGCGTACAGAGATCCAAATTTTCGCACAATAACGGGAGTTTGAAAGTAACCAACATCAGGACACATATATGAACCACCGGTAGTCTCGCCATCATTAGACCATATTCTGGTAAGTCTCATACTGGTCATGGTAGAAGTTAGTCGGCAAACTACGATGGATTCGATTTGCCCCGTTCCCGAACCAGTTGTTCCTCCAGCAGTGATTGCCGGATACACTCCAAATCCAGTTGAAGCATGATGTTGGTTTGTCCAGATTCTTTCACCGCTAGGCGAATAATTATTGAGAATTAGACACCCCTGTGTTGGTGAAAAGTTATAATACCACGGAGGGTTAGATGATGGAACTACTCCTGTCGTTTGGTAACATGTCCAAATCCATCCATAATATTTTACTGATGGTATTGGTTCTGTAACTTGACCTTGATTCGGGCTGAAACAAATGACAGGATTAATGTCATCAGCAGAGGTATTACACCCCCAATCCTGTCTGATCCAAACAATATTACCATCCGTGTCGATTTGTAATAAAACAGTATCGGCACCTCCCTGATGAACTGCACTGGGAGCTGCAACAGTTCCATATGTTGTATACACACAATAAGCATTACCTGAAGTATCACAAATAATTCCTGGGGTGCAGTCATTATATGCTGTATTAAATGTTGGACTTTGTCTAATCCAATCAAGTGTAGGAATAGAACTCATTATATAAATATTATATATAACTAACATGTTTTTAATTTACATTATTCGAACGTTGTTCAGTTGTGGATAAAAATTGAAATTATTTAGAGATATTATCTGATTAATAGATAAGTTACTTATGGCATTAGTCAAATACTTAACGGAATCACAAATCGTTGCGTCACCAATCCCAGCAGCGACCATTAATGATGTCTTGAAATTGGATAACAAAGAATTATTGCTTGTTGCATTGTTAGAAAAGTTATGCCAAACCCTGGATAAGGACAATCATTTATTCAAGACCATATGTCATTACTTGGAGAAGATTGGTATCTTAGACGATTGTAAATTGTATGCAGACAATAAAAAATTAATCAGGGACATGTATAGTGGTTATTTAATTAAATTGATCGGTAAGTGCAGCACAACACTTACTGATACTAAACAAAGCAATGATTTTAACACATTGATTAATATTGATAAATTAGTCATCAATAACTCTTTTTATGCCTTAAATTTCATTGAACTTGAAAGAATCGGCAATGGTGGGTTCGGAGATGTTTACAAAGTTTATAATCGAATTGATGCCCGCAAATATGCACTTAAAATCGTACCATTTAACAACATTAACGATCCAAATAATTTCAGGGCTTTCAATGAGGTCAGATGTTTATCTGAATTATCCCACCATAACATTGCTCGGTATTATACGGCATGGTTGGAATTATCTGATAAAAAACAGAATCAGCCAGATGATGAAGAATCTGATATAGATGTAGATGTAGATGTAGATGTAGATGTGGATGTGGATGTGGATGTGGATGTGGATTCTGTGTGGGATGACACAGATGGTGACAAAATCATCTACCCCAGCATGTATATTCAGATGGAATTGTGTTCTGGTAATTTACGTGAATATCTAGTACAGAGAAACTATTCAGGTGTGAATAGTGATATGACTATTGAGAAACAAATTATTTATGGCATAACTGATGGATTACGATATGTTCATGACAACAATATTCTCCATCGTGATCTGAATCCCAATAACATCTTTCTTGATTCCAATTTGACTCCCAAAATCGGTGATTTTGGGATGGCTATCAAAATAGAGAAAAATGGTATGAATACATTGACCATGCAATCCAAACTTGGTGTTTGTTTATATATGCCACCAGAATATGAAAAAGCTAACCTCTATACGAAAAAATCAGATGTCTACAGCGCAGGAATTATCTTTTTTGAAATCTTGAATCAATTCAAAACTGATATGGAAAGATATAATGTCATCAAAGAACTTAAAAACAGTACCTATTCAGGAGTTTTCCAAACTCAAAACCCAGAATATTTTAAAATCATTGTTCAGATGACTGATAATGTGTCCGAAAACCGCCCAGATTTTACTGATGTTCTGAAACTACTCACTCATGCATTACAATAAATGGGACATAGACCTTTTTACGTCATCAGTGATTTATGAAGTTTAATCCACGTTCTGTAATTCATCAAGTTATCTTTGTCGTAAATGGTCTGTGATAGTATATGTTACCCTTCCCCTTCCTATTCTTTGTTGAATGTCAACTTTCTGTGGGTAATACCATTTATAAACAACACCAATCATTCATATTGGTCGATGTCGACGACATCAAAAATCGAATATATTACTGATTGATAGTGGATACGATTTACTAATGTAAAATAATGATATTGACGGTTTATTTATTTATTTTGTTGCGAAAATAGTACTAAAAGATCAATCTTTCCACACCAAGAGAAATTTAGTAATTGTTGTGTTTTTATTTCGAATTCCACCAACCGTGACACAACAGATCATTTATTGACATTTTATTTGGGTAAGATGTCTGTTTTATGGAATAATACACACTATTATATCGTCATCAAAGACCACTTTGGTGAATGTTTAGAAAAATTTATGGAAAATTGTCATTTTATTTGCTCAATATGATTGTGAGTATTTACGTTTGTTTGGGAAATTCAAAGTATAATTAATCGTATATAGAATGGCTGACCTTTCGCAAGCATACCAAGGCTTATTACCTGTTGATGATAATTGGTGTGGGCTAAATGGTCTAACTCAGTGTCCTAATTGTCATCAATTGATGCGTGTAACAGAAACTTTGTCTGGATATAATCAACATATGTGTCCATATTGCAAAACAGGGTTGAACCTAAAAAGACGTCATGTAATAATACAGTAGACACCAATTTCCAATCAGGTTTAATGAATATGTCTAACCGATGGTCTGGAAGATGACAATAACATCATTCTATTTCCATTAGATCCATAATCATCTCCTCAAGTGACTTCGCCTTATTTTTGGTATCATTGATTGAAATATTGTATTGTTGACATAAATTAGTTAATTGATCATAATTCATCTTAGAGGGTGTCCAGAAATACAACATTGGTAAAAAATTCAAAATGATTTACTATTCTTTCCAGTAAATCATTTTGAATTTTTTACCAATGTTGTATTTCTGGACACCCTCTAAATGTACCTAAAAGAATTGTTCGTTGAACTAATATAATATGAGTTTTTCACATACTCTTACCAACCATTTGGATAATATTAGCTCAATTGTTTGTCAAATTGGGGAACAAACTGAATGCCACCTAATCTGTGATATTCACCCATCCAATGTTAGTGTGGTGAAAAATGACTCAAAGATTCGTAATTTACAATATCTTGCCAAAAATAAGAAGTATATATGTGAAATTGGTGTCAATACTGGTCACAGTTTGTCGGTAATGTTAGACAGTAATCCTACTGCAAAATATCTCTTATTTGATTTGGGTGCACATAAATATACACTCCCTTGTATGGAATATATTAAGACAATGTATCATAACACCGACATTACCATTGTTTATGGAGACCCAATACAAACAATAAAAAAATACATCGAAATGTACAAAAAATTACATTTTATTGATTTATGTCACATTGATGGAGATCACACAACTGAAATTCTATCAAGTGATCTTGACAATGCAATGAAGTTATGTTGTAGTAAAAGTATTATAGTGATTGATGACGCCGGTGACTCTCCTATGTCTATAGTTAAAGAACGACTCAAAGGTAACCAATTGGTTGCATATGATGATGAACATATATTATCGACGAGATTACACACGATTTGTCAAAAAACTACAGCCAGTGACACATTTGAATATATTGGGAAAATATTCTATATTAATCTTGATAGACGATCTGACAGGAAAAAACAAATTTGTCGGGAACTCAACAAAATGAATATACCTCAAGAAAAATATGAGAGGTATTCAGCACACCTGACGAATCCAGGTACATATGGTTGTGGTGTTTCACATATCAATGTATTACAGACAGCATTAGAAAGAGGTTACAAAAATGTCCTCGTTCTCGAAGATGATTTTCTGTTTAAGATAGATAGACCTACATTGGACTATTATCTAGAATATTTTTTCCAAAATTTTAATGAACCATGGGATGTTGTGATGCTCACATATGCCCTCGATAAGACCGAAGAATACAAAAATGACTCAATTATTGGAAGAGTTAGGGAGTCTCATAATGCAGCAGGATATATCGTCAACGGCCATTATCTACAAACGTTGATAGATACGCTCAAGGAAGGCAACAGAAACCTAATAATGACTGATGTACATTGGTTATTCGCCAATGACGTTTATTGGATCAATTTACAACAAATAGATCGTTGGTTTTATTTTAAAACTGAATTTGGATACCAGAGTACAACTGACGGTGACACTGGATTTTGTCCAGGAACTTAGCCAATTATATTGTCCCATAAATAGATGTCTGTTTGCGCATAAAAGAATTTAAATGTCATATTTGTTTATTTTACGTTTTTCGTAAAATAAACAAATACACTAATAATAGTGATTTACTTCTTGAAGTCCATAAAATTTAAACCCATATTTTGATAACTCAGTGGATGGGTGTCCCCAGTTTGTACACTCTGAGTTGTTGGGGGCGGATCTTTACGAATTGCGTCGTCAAATTGGTGTCGTTGATTGATATATTTATCGAGCAAATTATCTGTATTTTCATATACTTTATCTCGTGTACGGGTCACATCAGATGTCAAATCGAACTTAGTTTTATCAACATTTGTATATGTTTTATATGTCAAGAAATCACGATCTTGTGTTTCACTGTCAAATCCATTTACAAAGATACTAGCATCAGTGACTGAAGCTAAATCAGTTCTTCCTTGTTCCCTAATATCACAATATGGTTCTAAATCTTTACATTGAGTTTGTTTATTTTTCTCAAAGATTTGATTAAATAGGTTGACATCGAACTTGTCCTTCATGAGACAATCGATAGAAGGAGGCATCAATTCTGATTCTTGTTGTTGTAATAGTTGTTCATATGTTGGTACATTAGATGGTTCAATATTTGGTTTAGATTCTAATTCTTTTTTCATCTGATCGAACACCTCTTTTTCTTTCTGATCTCGATGATCATCAAATTTATTCATAAATTCATCTTTCTTTTTTTTCTTTTCCTCATCAGTTGAGGCCTTGACAAAGTCATCAGCACATACTTCATAATCCATTGACTGATTCTCACCTGAGTGATTATTACGATATTGTTTACTAATCTCCAAAAATGTCGATGATAAAGCATTAGTATAAAGAGATCTATTTTGCTCATTTGATAGGATTTTATAGGCAATTTGTAGATCCTTAAATTTCTTGGCATCTCCCCTTTTATCAGGATGATACAACAGAACCAATTCGTTGTATTTTCTTTTAATTTCTTCTTGTGATGCATCACGATTTAGACCCAAAATTTCATACAAATCACGTTGTACATGGGAATCTTTTTTATTTGACATATGATTTCTTATAAAATAAATGTAAGTAATATTTTATGTAGTTTAATCGCGAAAATATTACAAATTTAAACTGTCAAGGTAAATGATTCTGATCATCCGGTACTTTCGGGATAATAAATGCCGAAAGACAATCCGTATCTAAAGCTTTACTTTCATATTGTTTATCCCATTTACTTTTGGGTTTAACTGGGGCAGTCTGTTGCTTTTGATGTGTGTTTTCTCTTCTTTTTGTTCCTTTAATCTTTGTTCTTGAAGGACACGCCTATTTTCTTTTAAAATTTGCCATTGAACCGCTTTATTTTCGATGATCCGTTGAATCTTTTGTGTCCTGTGAGACATTTGTGTAAATATTTCATATAATATAGTTAACATAGATAAATCAAATTTTTCCTGAAGATGGGAACAACTCAATTGGAATAATAAACTAGGACAATAGTGTACTGCTATTGGGTAATTAACTCAAACTTAAATTTAAATTTGATTTATTTCCGTCATCATATAATGACAAGATCAACCACAAAATAATGACATCAGATTACGATAAAGTACTTGATTTTCATCAGGCATTTGGTATATCGATCAGTCAAGAACCAAGTATCGAAATATTACGCAATAACCAACGGGTTTTGCTACGGTTTAAATTAATTCGAGAAGAATATGAAGAATTTTGTAGAGCTTTCCAAAATATGGATCTTATCGAAATGATTGATGCATTAGCTGATTTGTTATATGTCATATACGGAACGTGTGTTTCATTTGGTTATAAAGTAAAAATCGATTACCAATTTCACCAACAAAGATGTTTAGTCGATTATCATTCTCAATACTGCAAAAATTCATGTCAAGAGTATATACAACAGATGAAGATGAAGATCGCGATATTCGAAGAGGTTGTTAATAATCTTTACTTATCACAAATAGGGGATACTCTTTATCAAATGTTATGGATCACATATCAATGTGCTGATTCGGTTTTATGCATTGATATTTCTAAAGCATTTAATATTGTGCATCAATCGAACATGACTAAATTATGTACAACTGAACAAGATGCTATTGAAACAGTCAATTGGTATCTTTTACATGAAAAAGACAGATACAAAGCACCATCATATCGTAAATCTGTCGATGGGCAACACTGGGTTATTTATGATCACTCATCTGGCAAAATTCTCAAAAATATACGTTATTCTCCCCCTGATCTAAGTGAATTATTAAATGTATTCCAATTTAGATGAATATAAAAAATTGATTGCTACGACTCAGGTACTCAACTTTGTGATTATTATAATATAATGTCAAATCGATCAGAATTAAAAGAAATATTCAAGGACACATTATCGCAAGCATATGATAAATATCCCTACTCAAATGCATACATCAATTATCTGAATGATTTTACGTATTCTTTTCCTAGGGACAAACTCAGACAATATGAATTTATGATAACAAACCATGATTGTATTGATGATTGTATACCGGATATACAACGAGGAGACAAAGTATTGTTAATTAATAGTGCAAGTATGGTGCATGTTGGTGGAGGTGTAGCAAATGGTGCAACCGCACAAGAAGAAGCTATTTGTCGCCGTTCAAATTTATATCTGGCACTTGACAAAGTCAATCATACACTACATTATCCTTTATTTGGTAAAACTAAGGGCATTTTTACGCCCGGAATCACTATTTTTAAAAATAGTCAATATGTCACATGTGACCCGTACCAAATCGACATCTTAAGCATTTTTTCGAAACCACATAACAAAATTCAGTCGCAGGTAGAATTGGATTTGCTCAATAAAAATGTGTTTGAAACAATCTTTTATGTCTGCAATGAACAACGTGTTGATACATTGGTCATTGTACCAATTGGTTGCGGAGCATTCCGTCATGATCCTAACGACGTTGCAGAAACATTTAATTGGTATTTAAATATTCTTCCATTACAGAGTATCAAAAAAATAATCATCAGTTGTCACACGAATGAACGTAATTATCAAGCATTCCAGTATTATTTTAATCAATGATCCCTTATGTTGATCATTTATAGAATAATTGCACATAATCACGTTCAAATAAACAAGCCACTTATTCATTGACATATGAAATGTCAATGCAAGTCAGATGAGAAATTATACAACTTCCACCTAAATCTATTTGTGGGATAATTCAAAATTATATTAAAATTTACTGATATTTGGTAATATACACACATGACTGAAAACCCACTCGGAAAAAGAATCGCCTTTTACACAGTTTTTTGTGGTGGTGATTCCAATTGGGCCAACAATATTCCTGATGTGCCTCATGAGACATGCGATTGTTATTATTTTACTAATAATCGGCCAACATACAATCGCGTAACTTGGTCCAGATGGCAATATGGATTCCTTGACATCCCAATCTATAATGATCCAATCAAAGATTCTATGTCTGCAATAGATTTGAGAATTCGGCCACATTTATCACCGAGATTGAACAAATATGACTATACATGTTATTTTGACTCAAAACTCAACTGTAATGGTAATGATGTCGTCGATTTAATCAGGGATCTTGATAAATCAGATCAATGTGCAATTTTTGCGAAACATTCTCAAAGTGATAAATTTCATAGTGTTTGGGATGAATATAACTTATGTATCCAATATCCCAAATATGCTCTACAAAAAGACCAATATAAAACATACTTGGATAAATATTTGAGCCAAGGATTTAGTGATCATATTGACACTCATTATTGCACTGGATTTATTATTAGGAAAAACACCCCCAAAATTACAGAAATGTGTGATTTATGGTACGAACATAGTAAGGAGTGTGGGATTAATACACAAATTAGTTTCAGTATAATTCAACAATTATACAAGGATCTTATCAAACCGATTGGTTGGCTATCGTGCTACCGATTTATGTAAATTGTTCATTTTCATGATTGGGTAGAGATATTATATTGAGTGGTTGCAATTTGGTATCACTTTGAGGTCATCCACTAAAAACCTGAAAAACTTTTGTCTCTGATATTATTTTAGTCAACGATCCCTTAATTGACCGTTTTATAATAACTGTGCGAATTTATTATGAAATAACAATATATATATATATGGATCGAATTAAGATCATTATTGTATATCATGTGTTTATTAATCACCCGGAAAATTGGCGTGCGATTGTGATGGGACAGATCGATGATTTAATAACCTCTAATTTTTTACCAATTAGTTATGTGTATATTTCCTTAACGGGACAACAATTGATTAATATGGTTAAAAATTTAATTATCGCGCAATTGACACGTTTCACAAAAATGTGGAATTTATTATGACATGTGACAATTTGTATGAATATCCAAATATTGAGAAACTCAATTACCTGGCACAAATGGGCACTAATTGAAACAAATTATTTATTTTTACATACGAAAGGAATCAGTCAATGTCAATCACCAAAGGATAGAAACGGATACAATCTATTCTTAACACGAACATTGTTATGGAATTATAAACATATGATTGGATTCTTTGAATCACATCCAAAATCAATAAAATCCGGTTGTTTCCAGCCAGGAATGGGTGGATATGGTTCAATTTTCTGGGCTCGCTGCAGTTATCTACTAAGTTGCCGAAAACCATCCTTAACTACTAGACGACATTCATATGAAGATTGGTTGGGATCACATGGACATTCATTTTATGATGATAGTTTTAGTTTATATGGTCATCAAAGTGATGTATATTTTCTGCCCGAGATGCATGTAAATATCTGAACCAAATTGTCATGAATATGAACTCACTAATTATTAAATATCCAATCAGTCTCGTTACTTATGGACTTAATGGACATATTACACATATTACCAAAGATTTTATCAATTTAGCAACACATTCGACTTATTTATACATCAACAATCAAGCATTGTGTGGGGATCCTTATTATGGATATCATAAATTATTGACAATCATACTAGAAAATGGTGAACATTTTGAGTTTAAGGAGGGATCATATCTTTTAGTACAAATCATCTAGACAATTTCACGCTTATTCGGTTCTAAATATACTAATCCCAGTAACTCGAAGAGTTGTTGTTCAGAATGTACTACAATTTTCTCATCTGTTTGACCCGTTACTACCCGATATAGACCATACTCATTCAGAGTGTAATGCTTCTTAAGTGCGTGTGTTCTCATCAATTTATTGAGCATCATCGACCCTGTAAAATACAATATGGCAGGATAATAACTATCGTATGTTACAAATCTAATATCTATACGACGCCCTATTTTAACTTTTGGATGAAGACATACTCCCATATATTTGGTATCACCTTGGGAAGTAAGGTCATCGATTAAAAAACCAATGGTTTTCAATTCTTTGACAATATCTTTGAGGTGATGTACATGAGAGCTAATTAAATCATCATCTGTCGCAATTGATTCGCTCGTCATTAGCACATCAATATCCCCTGAAAAAGCTTTTTGTCTCCGATGAGAGCCACAAATTTCGACAATCACATCAGGATAAATTTGTCGAATACAAGTTCTCATTAGCTCACCCAGTTCAAAAATTTCTCGATAGGGGATTTTTTGCTGGATATCATCATAATATTTAAGACCTATTTGCATATGATGGGTCAATTTAACCAACCCTTGTGCATATTTATGTCTTAAGTCATCGAGCCCAGTTACACCCATTTCAATGAATTTTTTGGCATTGGATTCACCAATGCCTGTAACTGTCGTTAATTCATTAATCACTCGTGTTGTCTCATCAACTTTAGGTGTTTCTGACAATTCAGGTAGTGTTCCTGTTTTGAGAATAATATCAATCCTATCCGCAATACCTTTACCAATTCCGGGTAATTCACGTGCCTGGGTCCCAGATGAAATTTCATCTGGGTAAGATTTAATCGAACCCAAGGCTTTCTTAAATTGGGCAACACGAAATTGGTTCTTTTTCTTCTCATCACCAACAGATGATTTAACAATATTGTCTGTATGCTCGATTAGTTGGCTCAGCACATCAATAATTAGTTGTTTCCCAGTTGATTGGGCTTTAGATCCACCGAGATTATTATAGTCACGTAGATCTATCTTATCAGCAGTTTTGACACGAATAGTTATTTTACGTGTGGACATTATTACGTCATCCATAAACATAACAATGAATTAATTAATCAATTTTTCAATAAATTCTTTGTGTAAAAATAATAGACCAGCAAAATGAACAGTTTGGTTCAACATAGTTAATCTTGGGTCTATGAGTGTATCTATATCGTGGATTTATATCGATTAATTTGACTAAGATAACACATCTCCACACCTAATACGGCTCTGACTAATTCACAATCACTTGATAAAACACAACAAGCAGCACCTAATACGACTCTGACTATTACGCCATCTCTGGATACAACACAATCACCTGTAATGGTTACACCACAATCACATGTAATGGTTACACCACAACATCTCAATATTATAGTCACTGATATTATCCCATTCCAGTGGCCGCTTGTGTTTGGTAACCTCGATGTCAACCATACTTAATAAATATAATCAATAAAATTAAAACTATAATTATAATTATATACTGGACCATGAATTATTCGAAATTGGATGATGCAATTAATCGTTATATCGATCGACTCATACTACTTGGTAGACTTACAGGAGAAGAAAAAGATCAGTTATTCGAAGACATTAGAACAGCAGCCATAAAACATGAGCGGTTAATGATCTCTTGGGAAGAATTTCTAGTTGCCACTGAAATGTGGCATGATGATGGTATTATCATCACAGAAATGTTTGATTTACCATTAAAAGATGTCATTGATATCAAATGGTCATTTGATCGAGAAAATCATTAGAAGAAACACTTGCAGATATATTGAATATGTCTGTAGATGATATGTCCAAAGAAAAACAATCTTATCAAAGGGGAGAAACTGAGCAATTTGTAATAGAGTTAAATCAAAAACAGGAACGATTTGAACAACAAGAACGGCAACGTCGCCAACTTCAAGAAAGGCAACGATGGCAGCATTTCCAAGAACAGCAACTTCATGAATTACAACAGAGACAACAGCAACAGAGGCGACAACAGCAACAGAGACGACAACAGCAACAGAGACGACAACGGCAAGAAGGGCAATCACTTCGACTTCAAGAACGACAACAGAGACAACACCAACAACTACAAGAAAGACAACCATTACAACGAAGAGAAAATTGGATGAGTTTGAACCAATAAATGAATTTTTGAAAAATGGGGCAACACATCTTATTGTCAAAGGAATGAAAAATCGCCAGTTTACAGATGAATGTGATCAATTTACTAGGGGTAATCCTCTCAGCGAACAAGGATCATATTCGATAAACTATCACACGTGTAAAGGCGTAAATTGTAATTATATTTCAAAAGTTATACCATTGGGCGAGGATGCGGACCAATTTTGCCTCGAACCAACAATTAATGAAATGAATATAACACAAAGATTGTCTGATTTGGGCATCGGTGCACATGTCGAAACGATGTGTATCAGGATAATTTTGGTGTTATTATAAAAAATATTATGAGGGTACATTTACTGATCTAATTGTGAACAAACATCCAAATTTACTCAAATTAGTTGATGATGTTGAAATATTGGTTCGAAAATGCATTCAGCTGGTTTTGTTAGTCGTGATATTCGACCACCAAATGTATTGCATGATAAAACACCAAATGATGTTAAATTGGTATTAAATGATTTTGGGTTAGCTATTCGAACAAATTCAAAGAAAATAAGAGATGCTGATCTAATTGCGGTAGCAAATATGCGATCAATTCCTCGTCGAGTATTGCGAGGAGAACTCACAGTAAGTGATGTTGATGTGCTAAGTGATACGGCAGTTGGTACAGATATTATTTTCGTTAAAGAAAATGAACAACCATGCGATGATTGGCAATAATCAATCAAAGTAAATAAGATGACTCACCTTTGTATTTTGTTAATTTGTGCAAAGTAAAGAAAATACAAATTATCTATGGGACTAATCCCATTCAATTAGTCCAACAATTTTATTGATAAGTTTCTCTATATGCGGTTGGAGATTCCACCATTTGCGACCGGATGTTGGGTTATATTCAGGCATATTTTCGTATTGACCGAAAATCAATTCACCGCGTTCCAAATCATATTCACTTGAGTATTTTACACCTCTAAACACTACATATGTTTCGTGCCTGAACACATCACCCATATTAACAGAATCTGGTTTTGTCTTCAGTGTTTGAAGAATTTCTTCACACGAATCCATCAACGGATGGATCTCGGGAAAAGAAAGTTTATATTGTTCAAAAAATTTCTCACACATAAAGGATATAATTATCCCCAGTTCCTATCTCCCGTTCTGCCACAAAATAGTCCCAAAAGGCTGGGTTTAATTCGACTGGGATAAGACAATAGAGGACATATGCCTCCTTGGTGAAGATATAAGAGCCCTCCGTCATTATTAGATATGATAATTTATATCATCACACCTACTAACACAAATCATTTTCCCACCCTGCTCCTTATGGGACGGGCTGATTTTTCGCGGCTAGAGGTTTGGCCCTGCAGACCCGTATATTCTTTTTTTCGACAAAACCATCATGATCAACATCAACTTCGACAAACTCTGATGTGCTGCCATCGGGACATCTTTCATGACATGCTCCTTCAATTGAATCATAATTGGCTGGACATGAGCTCAATGTCTTGACACACCCTGCCAGATCAATTCGGTAACCATCCGGACATTTATCGTCTGTTTGTGGTACAGTCTCACCTGATAGAACATGTTGACACACTATATTGGGATTTGCTAACAAAAATGTAGATGTCGGACACTTTAGTTGACATCCCTGATCACTAGGTTCCAATGGGAATGGGCAATTCTTTTTGGATCCATATGTTGGTAAAATTTTTGGCACTTCTTTTTGAGTTGTTTTTTGGTCCAGTTCAGGTATTTTCATATACCCTTTAATATCGTCACCACATCTCTCGAGCACATATGTTCCAATAATACGACATTCATCTTTGTCTGTGAATGATTCATGTTCGACGTATTTAATTCCATGCAATGCCACCGCAATACAAACAATAATGATCAAGAAACATATATAATAGATGTCAAAAGTAATCTCGATTCCAAAGATTTGCATAAGATGTATATTAGAATATCGAGAAAATAATTTAATGTGATGTGTTTTTTAACACGAGACTAATTTTAATCTTTGGACGTGGAATGCTATAGATTTCTCTCAATTGATCATAATGTCTTTGAATTGTGCTACTTCTATACCGACACTTTGTTACCATCAAATCGGACAAAATACCATAATTAACTTTTTTAAGTTCAAAACTATTGAACACTACGTTCTCTTCAAGTTGACACGCTGTCTTGATTAAATTGCGCGCATTCTGATAAGGAAAGCTCGTATCACTGGGTATGTGATATTTACCACCGTTGGTCTGAATATGTGCAAGAATGTCCTCAATCATCATACCGTTGGTAATAAATTCCAATGCATTGAGTGGACCTAATCCAGTAACAGTATTGGGTGTATAATCTGTGCCACATAGGATGGCTAAATCCACGAATTGATCATAAGTTATCCCCATTGATGTCAAAATTTTATCCAGGTCCAAGATTTCAATTTCGTTGGTCCAGCCAAATTTTCTGATCAAACGACCACCTTTATAGAGCAAGATATCAGAATCTTCACTCATTATCGCCTGTACCTGTCCAGTTGCGTACAATTTAGCACACAAGACATCAGCTTCACCCTCGGCTCTGAGTACTGGTATATTCATCAGTTCACATAATTGTCTAATATCATCATAAAATCCTGGTTGGAATGTGATGACATTTTTCTTGGCCCTGGTCAAGGCAGAAACTTTTGCTTTAATATCATCCTCATTTGATGCGCCATGGAACTTGCTGGTGGATGGCAAGGCTTCTCTGCAGTCATCACCAGTAAGATCAGTCAATTCTTGAGTCAACTTCACAATTTTCTCGAGATTCTTTTGCTTATGTCTTGCACGCAGCTCAAGAGTATGCTTCTTTTCCTGTGGTGTTTTGCCATCAAACACCAATACTGGGCGAATTCTCGCTTTTAATAGACGTAGAAACAGTTGATAAAATCCATCAATGTGAGAATTTGGCCTCTTGGATTGGGCATTATGTGCAAAACGATAACAAAAGATGCTCGCATCAATTGCCCATGTTTGGCCAGCAAAATCTTGATAAGTTGCGGTTGATACTCCATCGGATGCTTTCTTGAGAATGGTACCGAAGTTCTTAATGCCCATGGTATTAGTTTCTTTAATCTAAATTAACCAGATCATGACCCAAAATAATATTTCAATTTTTGGATTAGTTCTATCGCAAATTCACGCAAATAAATCTATTTTTACGTTACCTTCACATATTTGACTCAAATTGCTCGAGTTTGGTGTCAATACCACCAGAATTCTTAGAAGCGTATATGGATAGGATGTCTATTGATCAATAGATGAGTTCAATGCATAAACAAGCACATTAACAACTTGTGCTAAACTACGGGTAAAATTGATTCGCCAAAATGTGTGCACAGTATACACACTTATATCTAATCATATAATGGAGAATGATTCTGTTATAGAGCTCGATAGACGTCCAATTAACTATTCAGACACATTAACTAACTACGGACACAAATTGATCACTCAATCAAGTCCATCCAGGATTACACCGTTTGTTCAAACACAAATGAGAAAACGTATCTCAGTATTTTTGATGAGCAAATAAAACACCCCGAAGTTCCTAATTACTGGAAATCACAATTCATTGTGATGGCTGAATCTATCTTTCAAATACTGAATGAAGTACAACGTCCAAGTGATGAGCAATTATCTGAGATTAAAATTGGATATGTGAATACTACTCTTCACGCGACTCAATTGTATACATTCACTGATAAAAAAAGTTATTCTTGTAGGAGGTACGGATTCCAAGATGTGATCTTTGACATCACTCAAAGATCTATAAATGATGGATCAGTATCCCGAATCCATGTTGTTATCATACCATTTTTCAACACAAAGAAATTTGCACTGATTGATGTTGGTTCATTAACAGGCATCAGATTACTGAAGAAAATGACACCATTACGAACGAAGCCAGCTTACCTTATGCCCGCAAGGTTTTGTTTGCTGATTTCAATGATTTCGTAGTTCTACAAATCGGATCTGACAAGATTGTTCTGAACCCATTAGAGTGTATTATCTGTATGGAACATCCCCGTGGGTTGTCTTCCAATGTGGGCATAATGTCGTGTGTCCACATTGCTCGTCATTCATTACTAATTGCCCTATATGTAGGGAGAATATCTCACCAAATTTCAAATATACTTGTCAATGTGATTCGTTTGTAAATCAGGTCTAAAATTATCAAGAGCACACTAGCATCAATATGAATAAAATTGATTCATAATTACTATAATATATATAGTCACTATATCATTGGGTCGATGGATATCAAGGGTAAGTCAACTTACCACAATGGTAATAATTGGTATGCACATCACTCCTTTTTAATGAGAGAATTGCTCTGCTATTACAATGATTGTCCGGTAGGACAATCATCGATATGTCATCAAAAACGCAGAACAGATTTCGACTCTCAGTTAATTTTTGAAATGGACGAGGATATCATATTGAATGTTCCGGTACCCTAGTATCCACCGTAGGGGATCAATTACCCAATACTTAATTACTTTGGACCATTTAGTCTATTGATCCAACAAAATAAAATTTGATTACTTCAACAATGTTGAAATTGCATATAATTTCAAGTTATGGAGAAATCATTTGATCATTCGGAGATAGGACTTAATAATTATCAAACAGCGCTGTTCGATAGTGTTAAAGACACAGACACTATCGAACATCATAGTGATCGTTTGACAGAAAAACAACTTGCCGAGATACATGAACCATTTGTTAAATGGTGTACTGTTTGTTAATGAGCAGTGATCTGTTGTAAACAATTCATCATTTGAACACTTAACCAACCCTTTTCAACCGGTGTCGTGTAGTCACACTGTTTGAGATACCGGCGGATCTCTGTGGAACTGATATTTTCTAATTCTTTGTCAGCAACTATAAAATTTCCTCGTGTCTGCAGATTAGAATGGTAACCTTTCCGACCGACACAAACAAATGATTTATTTGGTTTATTGATTCTATTCCATCGCAAAACGAAATCAATACCACCAACTTCATATACTTTGACGAATCGCTGGATAACACCATCACGAACCAACTGTTGTGTTGTTTTGTAACCAGACGGAAGACCATATTTACAGACTTGTATCCAATCGTAGTTACAACAAGCAATTTGACACATATCACATCTATGTTTCAATGACATCGCATCTGCTCCTAATTTTTACTTTACATAATTATCACTCGAAGGAGCCATATATTTATAAGGTTGCTCCAATTCATTCTTATCTGCGATTAGCAACTCAATGTGACCATTATGTACCGGATTGAATGCTCCAGAAAAAACGAGAACAATATTTTGTGACAATTGTGATAATATCACTTATTCATACAATGAACATTCAAATTTCTGTTAAATATCAACATCATTTGGATTTTTGATGACATCACATTTACCAGTTGCTCTATTATATCATATTTTAGTAAAAGTTATCTGGGGATTCCCAGTCAAATATTGATCTTGTAATCCATATGTAATTAATTGGAACAACCCACCTGGCCCATACACAGGGATTTTCTCCCAATAACATAATCTATCCCAAGATTCGACCCATCGATAACCATGGTTCATCCTGTTATATTATACATATGTTCAAAATCTTAAACTATTTGGCAACAGACAAGAAACATAATAGAATTAAAATTTATGTATTGTTAATTGAACAAATATTTGTTATATTCAAAATCAAATGAAATTTGAAAAATTTGATTGATTTTGTATTATCAATTACATTTGACTCGCACACAAATGCAAACTACCTCCTCAATTGATTTTTAGTGAATCTTGCTGCAATGGTGACCTCTCAAAGGTCACAGAATTCACTGAGACATATCAGCAATGTCTTGAGTCTGGACTTGAAATTAGTTGCGAAAAAGGACATGAATATGTATTTCACTTTCTGACAACACATGATGCCAAGGATGTAAACAGGTCAATTAAAGGAGCCTGTCGTGGTGGACAACTTCATCTAATTGAGATCATTTTGGATCACTATCCGATTGATCTATACAGCACTCTGTGTATGACATTCAATGAACCCACACCCACATCAGTGGAATATATGATAAATAGGGTGGACCAAACATGTAATTTTTCAACACACGAGGAAACATTGTATAAATTATTCCTCCATGCATGTGAGTGTGGTGATGCAGAAATCGCACTCAAATTGGTCAATATGGGTACATTTGATTGAAATATGTGGAATATGGCACTACAGGCTGGTTGTCGTGGTGGACACAAAATGTGGTTCAATTAGCAATTGATCATTCTGGATATGATTGGGATTGGGTCCTATTTTATGCTGCCCTGGGCAACCATCCCGCAACAAATACTCCCTTAACTATGCACTATAACAATCAATTATCAGCATACCTCGAACTTATGGAACTTATGGAACTTATGGAACTTATGGAACTTATGGTGACAAAGGGCGCCACTAATATGGATCTAGCTCTCGAAAATGCTTGTCTAGGTGGTCATTTAGAAACAGTGAGATTCCTGCTTGATAAGGGAACTAAAATCCAACGACGGGACGCGAAATAGCATTGAAAATGGTTACGGTCATCTTGTTGACCATATTGACCGACTAATATGTGCATAGATTGCCATTGACCATGGCATGTGGAAAATACTGCTTAGTGACAACCAAATGTCTTACTGCGTTTCCATAAGGAAGTATTGAGAAAATTACTTTGTGTTGGAGGCAGGGGAAATCTCGCTCCACCCTTGGTCAAGATCAATTTTTCCATGCCTATTCCCCACCGGTGAGGAGACAATATATATAATCAATGTCCACATCCAACACAGTCCTTGATATATTAACCATAAATATATAAGTGTTAAACACAGACCTACAATGATAATAAAAACCAAGACCGTCCATCTCAGTTGTTTGACGGCGTAGGACAAAACCAACCAAGTGATTTGGATCCTTTATGACCCAATGCCAGAACATTAATGGGATTGTAACCATGGACAACAATATGTTACTCATTACATGCCACATGATTATTTATATAATGTTTATATTATTATTGGATAAATTATACGAAACTGTTTCAAAAGATAAATGTCATCTGATAAAGAACCTGTCCTCAAAATAACCGAAAAAAGACCAAATTCAACAATAAATTATTAGATGTTCGCATGAACACATAAATCAAAAATAATTATATTCATCAGAAATTGATTCTTAATCATTATCATTATTTACGATTAATTGGTTTATTAAAAGGATGCCCAATTTATTTTCAAGCATGCATATATAGTTTATGTCTACCGGTGACAATAATGAACGACGTATTGAAATTATAGATGATATGAACACAGAAATAAATCAAATTATCAAAGATGATTACATTAAAACAACACGTAAATTGACTGGTGTTGAGACATCATGTATCAAATTATCAGTCGTGTTAGCCGTTGGTGCATTCATATTTACAGGTATGGGCTCTATTTTGGCGTTTGCCGCAGGATACTTTAAACATGATTATGTCTCATTTGCAGCTGGTTGTTCCAATGTTGTGGCCATGATTCTGATGAAAGCATCATATTATGCACATAGTCAAGGTCATTTTCATGATGTTAAACTACGCAGTCATCTAACCAAAGATTATCGATTTGTTAGAGATTTTATTCATGATCCATTGTCACTTAAACCTGTTAACGATCCGTCAATGCCTGATCCTATGCATATAACAGAATTAGATTCATCACCAAGTCGAGCACGTTTGTCATCAATGGCGCACATACCACGTCCACTTATTTCTGAACAGAATAGATTGTCAAAATCTGTCGTCAAAAAAAATCTTATTTTGGATGATCAATCCCCAGAAGTATCAGAAACTGTCATAAACGTCATTGATCCAATGATTGATACTAGGGAACCAGACACAAATATATCGGTAGAAAAAACTGATAAACCCGACGACTTGGAAAAAACACCACAAACACCAATTGTTCATAACACTGAAGGAGATATCAAACTCGATAACGAAGTTGTCTAACGTGGGGAATTATATCATAGCCAATAAATATCATATGTCCATTGAACATATGATATTTCTGTTTATCTACTGAACAGAAATCAAATAATATGTATATTTACAAAATGAATCTCCTATTCGTATCTTCAAACAAGTATGTAAGTCGATGATTTTATAACTTTTTTGGGAAATGTAGATTGACATAATGATGATCACATGGATGACCATAACCATAGATTATCTGCTTTGTTTCTAATTCTACAATGATTGAAAATGGTTGAGGTCATCGGTCCATGTACACAAATAGCACTATCCTTATCACCATAACCATGATCCTCGATGATACGTTTTATCATATCCACATTTAATTGCCCATAATTTTGCTTCAGTAAATGATTGACCCTTTCCAGTCGCTTCATTGATGCTCGGGAGGGTGGATAGTTCACATATTTTAACATTTTATGTATAATATAGTGATTAGTATGTGCATATATGTCTTGAACCTCACTAATACCAAAATCAGTTGCAGAACATTCAGTATCAATCTGCCGGTTAAGTGATGTAATAAGCTGGTTTTCAGCCGAGGAACGAGGTATATTGGCGCAAATTTTTACGGCTTGTTCCAAACTGTATGAAGCAATCAAGGCACGATAGATAAAACTTCTGGGTACACCGTCTTTCTGGTAATCATTGTATGCTAAATAGTTACCTGTGAAACACAAACCCACAGCATTAATTGCTGTATTAATAACTAGACATGCCGTTGTGAATAATAACAATTCAGGTTCATCTGGTGTTTTAATTCTATATACGACACCATAATCTTTTTGATAACTAAATTCATCATTAGTATAAGCAACAATAGTGGTTCCTTTTGTGTTGCATTACCTTTGACAACCAAATCACTACAGTGATTATGACGATTATACCATAATTCATAACACATATAAATGAATAAATATTTGAATTTGACACGGGCACCATCAGCCAAACCCATAATTTCATCGAGATATTGCGGATAGTATCGATGGATTAATGCATAATATGTGGGTATTTCAATAATACTATCTAAATTATCAGCTGAATATTCATGGTTGAGGAATTGTTTTATAATTGAACCATATTTATGGCCAATTTGAAACCCCGCTTCATAATGTGACCCAACAAACAAATCCATGGTTATATATAAAATATATATAAATTTAACCAACAAAACTAATTGGTTAAGTTATGAGATATTAAACTCCCTGACACGACGGAAGATTTCCCACAAGTATTTTCATTAATATGATGTCTATGATAAAGGAATCAATTTAATACCCATCATTCTCATCCCATCATCAAAGTCATAACTCGTGAGAAGATGATCAAACATTTGCCTGAAGTGTTTTGACTGTAGTAAAATTTGAAGTCGTTGTTCAGTAAATTTTGTGACTTTATGTCGACATTCATCGCAAATGCCACTGGGATACAATAAATCTTCTATGAAGGGATCAATACAAGACAAGAGAACAGCTTTCAAAATATAATAATACAGGACTGATGAATGGACATTAATTTTGTGTTGTTGATCAACGGATAAAAATTGATCCAAATGATTAATTTGAAAATTCTGCAGGATTCGTTGCATCCTGGTCAGAGAATATGCCCGCTCATAATCCAGTACAAAACGGATGTCACAAACACGGTACTGATCCGATTGTCGACTCAATTGGTAGATGGTATAGATATACCATGTCTGCATCTCGGTAAATAATTCTTTTGAATAATGTGGAAAATTATTGGAAATATTTAATTGGAGTGGTAGAAATTCTTCTCCTTTCTCGAGGTCGTAATAATGTATTAACTCATGAGTTAATACCTTTGTAAATTCCTCCGTCCGCCAAAGAGTTATATAGTTATCAAATCGATGAACTGTAACACCTGTGTTGACATTAATATTCGAAATAGGATTATTGAAAAGATGATAATTATATTGCAACGATTGATGTTCTTGTAATTTTGTGATTAGTAAATGATCAATTTGTCTATTTCTCTGAAAATAATTTAATTTCTTCTGGAAGGGTGTCATAACATAGATGATATGCAACGGTTTTTGCCTATTAATATCAGGTATTTGATATGTTTTTTGTAACATAAAATTAATATCACATATAGTTTTGACTATAAGCATAGGATCTATTTGTTGGTTAGTATGCACAATATCAATCGTTACTAATTGTTCCGACATTTGTGTTTGATCTCTCTGTAACACTTGATATGTATCGATATAACGACAATTCTTAAACATCCAGCTTTGGATAATTGGAGACACATATGTTCCCAAAATATACTCTTTGTAAATATTTGGTATTTTAACATTCGTGATGATATAATCAGTGAGCATTTCATTGAGTTCAGTGTAAAATGGTAGATGATGCACCATGTAATTGAAATCATCATTTGACTGGATTAAACCACTATCGAATACATCTTTGATGACATTGTATTGCCATCGATTCAAATAATGTTCGATAATTGATGGTTTTCGGACTAATTCGGTAAATAAATTAAATAATAGATTTTCCGATACTGGCGATAATGGGGTTTGTTGATGACTAATTAATTCTATTAGATATTTCATCATTTTAACTCGTTGGATCAATGTACATGTTTTCATCAAGAACTTGTTTGACCAGGATGACTCACAAGTGTTCATTGCACGCATGACATTATTAATGTCATCATCAATATCAATTGGGTATGGCATCAATTATATTATTATATTATCATATTAGACTTAAATTCAAAAAGTATTTGTGTCAATATAATAAACTCTGTGAAATCGAAGGTAATGTATTCTTGATGACTGGACAACAGAAATTACAAGAACAAATTTTATGATTAACTTCACATTCAGCACAGTCCAAGAAACATCGTAGTGTTTTACCACAACTAATATTTGAATTATTGAGATATTGATCTATAACTGAAAAAGAATTTACCGTTTCCGGGGACAAGAGGAACTATGTTCACAAATAGAATCACAGTTGATTCTATTTTACCAACATCGGGGAGCATAGATGTCACTAAAAATTCGCTGATGACTCATGTTGTATCTTCAAAATTCATGTGATGATAAATTAGCCGTACTCTTACGTAAAAGAAAATAATATCCTCATGTATGACGGTAGGGTTGATGATAAACTCTTACATACCGCTGGAGAAGGCGGTGGTGGTGTCGCTATTCACATGCACCAATCCAATTGTCAGACAAACCGTATCCTTCATGGTGTAATATCCAATTACATTTGGGCGAAAATGTTGATTTTAATGATATTTCTCTGATTATTGTTCCGGGTTATTTAAAATCCTAATTTGAAAATGATGACACATGATGGAAAAACAATTTCTGTTCATCAAATCATTGATGATGCAAATACACGGATGGGAAAACCAATCCATTCAAGGGTGAAATTGTGTACTCATCTGAAGTTCCCCCAGAAGATTATTATAGTTGGTTAGATGCACGGAAATTACTGCTAAAGTTGATATTGAAACGTCCACATATTACCAAACAATTTTACAAACGATCAAAGCGAGTGGAAAATCATTGTCACCATCAGATTATTTGCAACGCAAATAAGTCATGATGTGGGAAATACATCACCTGTTGCCGTATCATCCCAAATTTTCAAAGAAGAAACGTAATTGTACACGATTCAATTAGTTGAGAATAATTTGATCAAGTAGATTGGACGAGTCATTAGCGTATTGTTAACACACCATTCATCAAAATGAATTGATACAATCGTTGACACATGTCCACCTTATTTGTGCACATTTTAAGATTGATCCGATCCGCTATCGCTGTCAATTCTGGATCAACTGTAGCTGATAAGTCACTACATAACTCTCGTAGACGATTTTCGTCCACACTGGTTAATGAAGATGTTAAACCGGATTCAATCATAATGTGACTCAAACCGTGACGATTGAGAATCTCGCGTGTAAGTATTGGTGATGTATTCGTGATAACCGAAATAAGATACGGTTTAATATCAAATGGATCAGGATTTGATTCTTGGATTACTAACTCAACACCATTGTGGCAAACTGATGTAGCTTGCGAATCATCCCAAGTAGAACGGGGGGTAAGTGGTGTTGTGTTTCATTGTCATAGTAATATTGACTAAGTGACCAAACAGTGATTGAATCTGTATCATCTGTGAAATTAATCATATCACTGGTAATGATGACATCATACATCATACCATTTTCGATTCAATCATGGATAATTTTCTGAAAATCGAGAATCAGTACCACACCATTAGCTGTTGAAGTACCCAGTCCCATATTGGAAAAACAATTTTGTTGTTGGTAAACCCAATGTAATCGAACCAAAGATACCAATTGGAGTCATAATCACGATATGATGGTTTCTTTTGTTTTGGTTTCAAACCATCAGTTAAAATTTCTTCTAAATTCCCAATTGATGTGATATGTTGAATATTATGAATGAATGACATAACCTATATATCATTCACATATAATTTTGAATTATTCAGGTAAATGGTTGATATGCCAACTCTACATCCTAGATCAGATGAAAATTGAAAACATTAAGAGGGTGTCCAGAAATACAACATTGGTAAAATTCAAAGTGATTTACTATTCTTTCCAGTAAATCATTTTAGAGTCATATCTATCAATGTAGTATCTGATTATTTAAAAATAAATATTTTATTATGATCCATAGGTATTTTTATTTTTTCTATAAACTTGAAACACACAGAGTGACACCACATGAGATAATCTGTGGA